AGGTAACTCAAGCTCTACAAGGTGAGCAATCGTAACATTTGGTTTAGTAGCTAAATACTGCAATGCAGCGTTACTATATCCTCTATGAGTAGTCATTATAGAACCGTACCTCTAAGTGCTAGAGAAAAGCCTTGCACTAGTCCTGAGGCAGTGACCTCTTCGCGAGGCTTATCTCCTACTAGTACGCATTTAAATTTAATTTCATTTGGCTCAAGCTCAGTGGTATTATCAATAGGACTGTCTATTACACAATGTAGTGTGTAACGCACGGAAGTACTAATGTTCTCTACCTTGATAACTTTATAGATTCTATCGTTACCTGATAGTTTTAAGTAATCTCCGGCTACTAGAGTACCTCCTAGGGATGCTCTATTAGCTACCTCTATAGTTTGAGCATTAATTTTTGTTATGAGACCCTGTCCCAGTTGAGGGCCAGACCCTACCCAAGCACCATTTTTAGGATTCGCTCTGTCAGGAAACCTGACATAGAACCTTGACGCCGAGCCTTGTAAAGAACTAAGAAAAACCCCTAGTTCGTTGTAAGTTTCAGGCAACATACTGTTGTATGATAAGCTGATGTTCCAGTAGTTCCCACCTTGGTAAACTGCAATTGTAGAACCCCCGTTTAGTTCCGTTGATTGAACGGGTGCAATATCGTATATTGTCTGAGATGCCCAACCCGGCCCTACAGGTGTAGTAGTGGGGTCTGGCAATTGTGGAATTGATGTATTGTAAGCCACGAGTTACCTCCTTAATTTATACTTACTATTATACGCAATAAACAAGTTTTGTCAATACCTAACTTCGCATATTTTTTAAAGGCACAAAAGAAAAAAGCGCAGGGATAACCCTACGCTTCTAAAGATGCCAAAGTGAAACCTTTGGAGTTGGCTGCTCTTTCTAGAGCTTCCCAAATGTCGTCTGACCTATCAACAATACTTTGACTATCTAGAGCTGTAATGTTTAGGTTAAGATTATTTTTGGTAACTGGTTTAGACTCAGTTTCAGATTCTGATGCTGGTTTAACGTATAATGGTTGAGTTGGAACAATTTGCTCTGCTCCTCTCTCACCTACAGTTATAGAACCACCACCTGATCTACCAGGAGTAAAGTTATTAGCCCCTGTACCGAATCCAGACTCTCCACGTAAATAGGATAGCTCACCCATAGATGCTCCCATAGAAGTATCTACAGCATTGTTTCTAGAACCTACTGAGAGTGATAAGCCTCCAGTATCTGCGTCTAGCGCTGCCAGTTGTCCAGCGGATGCTTTCTTAATGTTGTTAACTTGCATTAACCCCATAGCACCTATAGCTGCTGACATAGCAATGTTCGCAGGGAACGGAACTTCTGCCATTGTTTTCATAATAGCAAGTGATGTAGACATAGCAGTTTGAGCAATACTAGACTTCTCTTTCTCTTTAATCTTTTTCTTCTCTAAGGCTCTAATCTTAGCTAAGGATTCTTGAGATTTACCGTCACGTTTTTTCTCTGCCGCAATTTGGTTGTCTATATCAGTAATGATACCTTGAGTCATTTCACTAAATAGTGAGGACGCCATTGTACCTACTGCTATTATACTATCTGAGAAGTCAGATAACGCTAGTTCCTGACCGCTTGCTACTAGCTCAGTAACGTTAGTCATAGTGTCCGCAATAGTTCCAGACATAGCTATAAATTCGTTCTGTAAGCTAGTTAGTCCAGGTACTGAACCTGCTACTTCAGAAATAGCAGAACCTATTTCTCTATAAGCAGCTGCCTCTTCTTTGGCTAGGGCTATTCTCTCGGCTGCATCTGCTGCCATAACCTCTGCGGATAGAACTTGAAGTTGTTGTGGGTCAGCTTTATTTATTTGGGCTTCTCTAAGCTTAGCACGCGCAACATTTAAGTCTAGAGTAGCTTGTGCGGAAGCTCTGGCTGCCTCAACTTCTTCATTAAGTCTTCTACCTCCTAAGGATTCTCTACTTCTGGCCATATCATCCATAATAGAGTTTACTGTTGAATCAGCCTCTGCCTGTCTAACAGCTTTTTGAGCCTTGGCTAAATCTTTGTAGTACCTAACTTCATCTTTAAGTAAGTCGACTTTACTTTGTTGAATTATCTCTGCTTCAGTTTGAGTACTACTTAATGCTTTCATAGTAGCCAGTAACTTATCTTCAGCATCTAGTTCTTGTTGTATCAGTTCATATTTATCCCTGTATACACCTAAACCTGCGGATTCAAATCTGTTAGCTGCTAGAGTATTATTAAGCTTAACTTGGTTAATCTTATCTAACTGTTTTTGATACTCAATCTGCTTTTCTAATAAGTAGATTTCGTTTCGTTTCTCGCGCATAGCATTAGCATTGAGCTTATCTGCTTTACCCATAAAGTCTAGGAGATTATTCTGAATGTCTAGTTGCGACTCTAGGTTTTGTAGTTGAGAGTTACCTTGTAAGTTGTTATCTAGAGCTGCTGCTGATAATGTAAAAGATAAGTCTCTGACTTTTTCGTTTAACTTCACAGAATACTCGTATAGTTCGTCGAAACTATTTATAGTAGAATCTAAACCTAAAGACTTAGATATTTTTTCAAACTCTTCTCTAGTTTTAGCAGTAACCGTCTCAATATCTTGGATATTTGCTGGTATATTAGCTTCTCTAAGACTCATAGCGGTCTTAACAAATTCGGACATAGGCCCACTTACTTGCTGAGAGCTACTTGCCAAAGATTCCATATCCCTAGCTGATATCTCGAAGTCTCTATTGAATGCTATGATAGCAGATCCCATCTCAGCTATTTCATCATCACTAAAACTGGACACTGCAATGCCTGCTTCCCCTAGGATTTTATAGTATTCGCGAATTGACTTAGTTGCGGCGTCGACAGTGACTCTCTGTCTAGCCATTGCCTGTTCAGTATTATCTAATCCTGGGATTAGTCCTACCAAGCTATTAGATAATTCCTTAATCTCATCGGAAAATACGTATAACAAGCTGCCTATAACAGCTGTAGCTATTAAGAATAGGGGATTTTTAACCATTGCTATAGTTGCTGCTTTGACTGCGGAGGCTATAGCAACAAAACCACCAGCTACTGCTGCTAATGCAGTAGGTACTCTACCAGCAGTAAGAACTGTCATTGCTACAGCATTAGAACGTGCCGCCGCAGTTAGTCCTACAACAGCCCTGGTAGCTGCTACAGTTGCAGGAGCTAAAGCCGAAAGTAAAGTTCTAGTAGCATATACTGTAGTAATGGCTACTAATGCTTGCAAAGCTATAGTGAAGTTTTCTACCGTATCTTTAGCGTCCTCTAAATGTCCAGCACTCTCCTCAGTAGACTCACCAAGTTCTTTGGTAGCCTTGCTAAGTTCAGAAGCAGCTACTAAAGCTTGCCCCCAGTGCTCACCTTCTAGAGCTAACTTTAAGGTTTTTTGAGACTCTGTTACGTCATCAGTAGCGGCCTTAAACTTATTAGTCTCGTTTATGGTATTGAGTAAGGAAGTACTAACCTTAGCTAAAGGTTCTAATAGCTTAGACAGTCCTACTAACATATTATCAATAGCGTTCTTTGCTGCAACGCCCAATTCTTCCCATTTAGTAGCCTGAGCATCAATACCTGAGAACCTAGTATCTAACTGGCGTTGAACTTCGTTAGTTAGTGCTAATTGACGTTCGTAATCAGATAGTTCATCTACAGTTTTTCCTACGGTATACGCATATGCTTCAAACGCTGGTGTTAATCTTGTAACAACACCTAGTTCGTCAAATAATTCAATCTCTTGTTTAGAGATACCGCGAAGTACTCTATCCATAGAGTCGTTGAAGTCTCTACCTAGTGCGATTGACGCTTTACGTGCTCCTACTGTTAGGTTCTCTAACTGTTCCGCAGTAAAGTTAAATGCGGCACCTTTAGTAGCGAATGACATACTTTCTCTAACTGATAATGCACCTTGAGAGAGCTCTGACATATCTCTAGCTAGACCTTTAACGTTAATACCTGAAACGGCTGCCGAGAAGCTAGCTGTTTGCGTCATTAGCCTATCGAAGTTAGCAGCTTCGTTTAGTACTCTAAACGCTTCTGAAACCGCGTAAACGTTAATAGCTATACTAGCGTACGCAGATGTTAAAGGGTTCATAGAGAACGCTAATTCACTGAAAGCTCTCTTCTGGTTTCTTCCACTACCTGCTAAACCTCTAGCAGAGTTGTTGAAACCGTCTTGGCTTTGAGTAGCTCTGCCAACAGACTTGCTGTATTCGTTCATAGCCTCAGCAGAAGCTTGAGTTGCGTCCCTAGTAGTTTTTAAACGTTTAGCTGTTTTACCAGTGTTCTCTTCCATAGCTTCTAGCTGTATGTTAGATACTCTAATACGTTCTTCAATTCTATCTAGACCTATAACTACTTGGTTCAATATTTTTTCCAGAGACTGCATTCCTGCTGCCCCTGTAGTGCTATCGTTTACGCTTTTAAGCGACTTGGCAGCACTAGATGCTGTTTTGTTAACCATGTCTAGTGTTTTGTTAACTTCTTGCATCCTTTTCTGGTATGTCTCTAATCCTTTAGTTTTTATCTTATTAGCACTCATAGAGGAGTTAATAGTTTCCATACTATTAGACATTGACTCTAATGCGGTGTTAATGGACTTGAAACTTCTACCAGACCCTTTAACTGTTTCTATAACAGCTTTAAGGTTTTCATTAAGCTTACCAGACTCACGAGCAGCGGTGGTAATATCCTTACCACTTACTTTAATCATTATGTCTCTTATATTTCGTTGTGCCATTAATTATTACCTTATATAAAAAAGGCCCTAAGCCTTTCGACCTAGAGCCAAACGTGAAACACAGGTGCTTCACTCCAGAGGATAACTTTGTACTCCTAGCGACCCTTGCTGATTTCTTTTTTAGCTTTCTCAACAGAGTTTTTCACATTAATTCTGTCTAGGTGTAGAATTGCTTCCGTTATCTCCATCCTGCTCCAAAAGTCCGTTATTAAGTATGTATCTAGTAAGAACGGTAGAGCAGATACGTTTTTTCCTGCGTAAGTACTAACATTACCTCCTGTATACGTATCTGGAAGCTTAGAGTAAATCTCTAGAGAGTCCTGTACAAACTGAGGCAAGTCCGAAAAATCCGGGGGCATCTTGTCAGGGTCGGGTTCATCACCCATACGCTCACAGATTTCCAAGTACTGTTCCTTAGTAATATTATGTTGCTGGTTGCTTTGGTATTTATCGAGTAGGTCTAAACCCTTACTTAGATTGCTCTCCGCGAAAGTATTTTAGTTTAAACGCCACCTCGTTTACCCAAGCCTCAAAAGCAGTACTATTTTTGATAAGCATTACAGCATTGTCATGGTTATATGGGATCTCATCCTCATCTTTAACCACATCGTCGTCAACTGGTAATAAGTCTTTAACGTACTCTCCTGTTAGACCTTCCCAACCCTTGATAGCAGCATTGGTGAACTTCTCTGCGAACTTGTTTTCGTCTAGAGTTTCTTCCATGCTAGAGTAGCGGTCTGACATTCTTGTAACTGTGCAGTCTTTACGAATTTTGTTCGCTAGCTGTCTGCTTATTAGACCAATTTTAACTTTAAATCCTTTGTAACCTGGGAACTCTAGTTCCGCAGTTTTTGATTCCTGTAATACATCTTTTAAATTAACCATATTTCCTCTAGATTATTATTTGTGAGTCTACGCTATTTAGTAGCTTAAAGTCTGAAACCGACTGTAGTACTCCTGAGCCAAAATCAGCTCTCTGTGTTATGTTGCAATGTCCTAGGTTGACTGTCATGTAGTCGCCTAGGGATATAGATACTGGCACATCAGGTAAATACTTGGGCTCTTCTGTCCCTCTTTTTATGGTTGTTATATTACCTGCTACTGCCAAGTTTGACCCTACTACATCCTCAGGAATAAACATAGTTCCAGAAAATGCGTCGTGTACTGATTGATTATTTAGCCAATTTATATCTCTAGTTAATTCTAATGTAGCTCCTGCTACTCTAGAAACATCAATACCTGGTACGGATGCTGAGATATAGGCGTTTGTAAATGACCCTTGAGAGTATAATGTTCCGTTAGAAGGTAGAACTATTGAATCCATCATAGAAGTAAATCCTCTAGCTGTCACAGACATACCAAGAACTCCTCTAGGATTTAGTTTAAAGCTAAGATTTTCTAGTACCACATTATCTATGAATACTATCTTTGCTCCTAAATCTACGTAAACATCAAACTTTTTAGTCAACTGTCCATTAACTGCTGGTAAATTACCTGAGGCATCAAAGCCGTACCATTCCAAGACTTTTTTCTCAACTGTAATATTATCGCTGAAATACATTTCAAAGTCAAAAGAGCAATTAGACTTGGCATTTACATAAGTTTTGTTATTAATAGCTACTGGGTTATGTACTGTTGATACATCATACCCTCGCTCAATAAAGGTTTCGGAGAAGTTAAAGTCCGCTACCTTTAGCAGGTAGCGGTCAGTACCGTCGTCTATAATGAGCTTAGAGCCTCTTTTAAAACTAAAGCTCATTTAGTCTCCTTATCGGAAAAACGTAATGTTTACTTCATCACCGTCGTCCATATCAGCGCTGCTAGGAATACCTTTAAATTCTAGAGACTGAGATATGATAGAGTCTACTGAAACAGCTGGGATACCAATATGCGCTTGAGGAAGGTTTACTTCCACACGGCTACTATTAGATTTACCACCTAGTTCAAAAGTGATGTTAGAAACGTTAATAACGTTTTTGTTTTGTACCATTTGTTTTAGTAAGTCCGCAGAACCGTAAGCGTTCGCGTCACTAGAACCATCAGCTAGACCAACACCGTCACGTAGGTAACTATCCATTGTACCAGATACATCGAATGTACCAGTGAATGAACCTACCGGAGTATCTACCTCAGCTAGTGTTGAAGGAGTTACATAACTGATATTGTTGTTGATAGTTAGTGAACCACCTGTTAGAGCAATACGGTAGTATGAAGTAGTACCCCCAGCATTAGATTGCATAGTAACAGTTGTTAACTTACTTAGGATGTAAGAACGGTCAGCTGGGATACCTACGAAAGAATCTGCTGTAGGTAGGTCAGGATTGAATGTTTCCGCAGTAGCCGACATAAATGCAGGAGCTGCGATTTCAACCATCTCTGTACCTTGTCCAGACCAGTTAGTCATAGCAATGTCAGCAATGTCTAGAGGTATGGAAGCTTCGTTGACCTGAGCTTCTTTAACTAGATAAACTTTGTTATCAATCTTAAAGTAAAGGTTAAGCTTAGTCAGTACGTGAGCACCGTTTTTAGTGAATCCGATTTTAAACTCTGAACCTGTTGAGTAAACGTCAGTTTGACCAGCATTACCTGCGCCATCACCTTGTAGCTCAAGAGGGAGGTCATTGCTAGTTGCTAGAGCATGCCATAGGATAGCATCTAGAGCATATACGTCACCGTTTACTAAGTACGGGTTTAGGTATGTTGAGAAGCTCCAGTCAACAGGGTCTAGATTGGTATTGAAACGTCTAGAACCACGAGTTGGTGTAGGGCCTGCCTCTTCTGGGGAAATATCCTCAGAAGCCATGTTCTGACCTAAACTATACCCATCTTGAATTGGGATCTCAAATGTGTTTGAGTTATCGTGTCCAGTGTCTACTGTACTAACCCAAAGTCTGGTATTACGTGATAAATTTAAAGACATTAATTATTCTCCTAGTAATCTCTTCTTTTTTCATATTCTACAGAGAGTAGTATCTCCCCAATTCCTTGAGGCTGTAATAGACCTTCATCTGTAGTGATAGACAATATAGTGTTGGATATAGTTTTATGGGTCTCCTGACCACTACTTGTAATTAAATTATACGCCATATCCAAATTCTTGTCAAAAAACTTTTCTAAGTCACCAATGATTTGCTCAAGTTCCCCTTGGGCGTCATCTTGGTTTTTTACATATACTCGTACAGCAACTTCAAGCCTACAAAGGGTAAAGTTGGAGGGCATGTCTTCTCTAGTCTCAGGCCCAGGAGTA